TGCAGAATTCTACAAGCTCTCCGCATGTCTTCAGGATTCCGGAATGCACCCCAGTTAATACTTCCCAGCGTACAGAGGGCGATTCGCCCTGCATCATCATCCAGGCGCTTAAACGGTTTTGTAGGTAAGAGAATTTCACAGCAAAGATTACTCTGGTAAATGGTATGATACTCAGTATCAAACGGACCTTGGTTCATGACATTGTCAATGAACACAAGATAGATACGACCTGTGTCTGTTCGCTCTTTAAGAATGCCCGATTTGAACACTTCTTCTGCACTCATTGTCTTGGTGCGCAGGTCCTGGCGTTTTTCATATTCCACATACAGTTTCTCAAAGCGTTCAGTGTTGGCATAGAATGCTTCGTACAGTTCAGGTACTTCGTTGGGATCAAAGAAAGTTATGTTTTCTTTGTTTTTAAATCGTCTCCAGAAGAAAGCACTAAGCACAACCCCATAATCCATATGACGGACTCGGGTTTCTTCTGTTCCTTGGTTGTTCTTAAGTACAATAAGATCATCAAACTGAAGATGCCAAATAGGATAGAATACAGTAGCACTTGCATTGCGGATACCTCCTTGTGAGCACGAGCGTAAGTCGCCAAACCACTTCTTTAAAAATGGTATCATGCCGGTGTGCATGATTTCGCCGCCACGTATGGGCGAGCCTAACGGACGTAAGCGTCCAATCTCCAGGCCAATGCCAGCTCGCTTGCTGGCATACTTGGCCATCATTTCCCCAGAGGCAAAAATAGAGTCGAGATCATCATCGCTACGAATAAGAACACAGGAACTAAACTGTTTGGTAGGAGTACCAAGGCCAGCGAGTACAGGAGTAGCAAGAGTAAAAAGACCATCACTGGCGGCTTGGTAATACTCTTTGATGTAACGCATACGAGCTGCATTAGGTTCTTCTTTGTGAAACACAGTTGCCGCTGCCACCATGTATCTAACCTGTGGAGTTTCATAAATTTCCTTTGTTGAACGATTACGAACAAGATACTTTTCAATCAGTTGCTCAACTGCCGCATAAGAATACTGCTCGTCTTTGGCATGATCGATCATGTCATTCATACGGTTCCAGTCGTCCTCTGAGTACCATTCCAACAGTTCAGGAGTATACAAGCCAGTGGCTACGTTTTTCTTCACAATCTCATACAAGTGGGGAGGATCGTATGAACCGTAAACGTCTTTACGCAACATGCTTAGACGTTGTTTTCCCGCTACGTACTGGTAATTTGTATGACCAACATCTGGGTTTGATTCTACGTCAATCAAATCCACTATGGCTCTAAGTGTAATACCGTCAATTTCGTGAGTTGTGATACCATCGTAAAAGTGTAACTGAGCTTTGATTTCAATCATGCTCTGGCTTACATCTGCTGTGCCTGCACAAATCTTGGCTATTTGTGCTTGCCATTTTTCCAACGCCAGTGGCTCGCGACGTCCACTGCGTTTTTGTACTGTAATTTGCTTCATTGTTATCCGATTTGTTGTTTTATTTGCTCTTGCGTAATGCTATGGTGGGGTTTGGAACGTCCTAGAGTGATATTTAACATCTGCTCTGGATCCCAATTCAGTATATATTTCTTTTTGTTCACTAGGACTAAATTGTCGCTATCTACTTCCATCAACACAGCACCCTGCAGATCTGGTCGATCTAGCATAGTTATAGTATACAGGATTCCTAGTCCGCGAGCAAGAGGACAATAGAGATCGTCACTCAATAATTGCCAGGGATCAGGCCAAACAGCTCGATCGTCCCAGTGCAAATGGTATGCTCGCCAAGGAGTTTGAAACCACCAAGAGTTGATGGCATGCAGTGCTGTTTCTACATCAGCGGTGGAGGTATTTTTACGGAGTTGTGTCCAACTCTCAAGCCTTTCGGCAAAAGTTTTAGGCCACATCAACCGAGATTGGTAATAGAGTAGTTGATTGTGCCTGGTACTGTGTTGGTCGAAGTATACGATATTCTCACATTGGCACCATCTGCTACTGCGGTAAGCGTGACTCCAGTAGCACCATTTTCCACAAAGTCATCTGTAAAGGCAAATCCTGTTCCTGTGGCGGCCTGCCCCTTGACCACTACCATTTGACCCGTGCGGCGAAGATCTGCACGGACTATGGTGTAATCCATTCGCAAACTACTGATGTAGGTGCCATTCACATAGGCCAAGTTGGCTGTGGCATTGTTGGCCACAACATCTTGTATGCCGGCGATGCGATTGTATGTGCCTACGCTCAACTGATTGGCCAAGGTTAAATCTATTGCATTACTTTGATATAATTCAATATTGTTAACGTTCATGCCAAGGGCAATATTGTTTTTGTTATTCAGTGCAATGCGAGGATGCAAGTCTGATGATTGTGATGTTTTGCGTTCAAACATATCCCCAACGCTGACATTGTTGGTTGCATCTAGATCAATCACAGGTGTCACTGGATTGGTCTGACCATTAAAACTATTTCCAACCTCGTAGAATGTGTTGTAGGCCGTGGCATTGAGACTGCAATTCACAATAACAATGCCTTCGCCATAGATATTATCAAACATGTTTTGTGTTATACGGACACCAGTAGGACCAACATAATTTACCGGCGGAGAGATGATACCAAGATACACGCCCTGGAACAGGGTATCAAATCTACAGTTGCTGACAGTGACTCCTTCCACTGCTTCGTCTGTGTTCACTCCCCAGGCCATCTTGGTAAAAATACAATTGTTCCAGATAATATTGGTACAAACATAACTGCCTTGATTGGCAAAACTCACACCAGCCGTGGCAAGAGTAGCAGTGGTAAGTGTGGCTTGGGTTCCGTTGCCTTCAAACGCCACACAGTCAAACACACAGTCTGTTGCACCTTGTACCAAGCCACCACTAGTAGGTACATTGGTTTCAAACTTGATGCTGGATATTTCCACATGCCCTGGTGGCAATGCACCACCAGTACCAATATTGGCACCAGTTTGTTGAAGACTGTCTGTGGTTCTAAACATGTAATCGGGCAGTGTTTCAACTCCCCAATAAGTGGGATTACTAATCGCAATACCAATTGGCACTATAGCGATACTTCTGTAGTACACGCCGCCATCTTCAACCAACACACCCGAGGCATAGCCAATGGTAGTGGTCCAGGGTTGAACATTAAAACTGATAATTGTGCTGTCTGATCCTTCGCCGTAGAGTTTACAGTAAGGCGGAATCAGCAATGTGTCTGTGATAATATATGTGCCGGCTGGGAAGAAAATGCTTCGGCGGACCAAGGGATTGATGTCTTGACAAAAAATCTGATCCAATGCACGATTGATGTCGGCTGTGACATCTGTGATACCATCACCAGTAGCACCAAAATCTGTAATCACAGCATAACTGTCCAGTCTGCGTTGTAGACTTTGACTGACTGGTGTGCCTGCTGTGGCGCCAGTTTGAACAGTGTAGCCGGCCGCATCACCTTTATAGGTGTATTCAGTGGCATAGTTCAAGATGTCAGAAAATTCAGTAAGAACTTCTGTGTTACCAATAATAGGAGCACCATCTGCTAGGGTACCATTACCGATAAAAAGTTGACGGGTGTCAGTTGCCCAGCCCAGTTCAGCGCCAGCTAATGGTTGGGGTAGATCGTTGAATAGACCCTTGCGTTGTGTGATTCGTGATATTTGTACAATTGCCACAGTGATTGTCCTTTGGATATCACATATTTAGCATGTAGTACTGTTCGACCTTTTTCCACCACAAGTTGCGGTATTTTTCAAATTCTGCGCCTTCAAGCACAAACTCCTGATACTGCGGCTTGCCAACAATATTGTGTTGCTCATCTAGGTCAGGTTTGACGCACATCAAAATCACACCCTTGCGTATGCGTGTGCCGTGCAATTCGTTATGTGCTTCAGCGTAGGCACACAGTTGTACAAAGTAATCGTCAATCCACTCGCGCTTTTTGGGCTTGTTGGTTTGTTTGTAGTCCAGTATGGCTTCTTCATTTAGGTGTATGCCCGCACCGTCTGTTGTGCCTGCGTACACGCTGGGAAAATACAACGGAACTTCAATACCCCAAAATTCATTGACGTTTTTGAGTCCGTCCTTGATCACAGTTTCTGCCATGATATGACTGGGCCAAGAGAAAGGATTAGATCCACGCGGCGGAACAGCACCTTCTTTAATGTACCGTTCTAGGTACGTGTGCATGCGGGTGCCGCGGTTGGCCGCTTCAGTTGTGATTTGTTGTGCTTTTTCTGCACCCACTCGACGACGCCACTGATTTAATGCTTCAACTTTTTCTGGGGGTTTTGTTTTGTCAAGTATTGTGGTCACTGACGGCAAGTTTTGTCCGTCTGGGGTAGCGTAGTAACGCTTGCCCTCTATTGTGACTCTGGGAATAGGCTGGTAGTCAAATTTTGGATTATACATAATTATAGTCAATTATAGACTATTATAGTCCAACTGTCAACTATATTCGAAAACTTTCTCCGCAACCACAACGATCACGTTCGTTGGGATTTCGAAACTCAAAGCCTTCGTTGAGGCCTTGGCGCACATAATCTACAGTCATGTTGTGTAGATACACATCATCTTTTTGAGTTACTAGAACTACAAAATCAGACTGTGCATAATTGATAACATACTGTTCAGGTGTGTATTCTCGAACGTATTCCAGCACATAAGCAAGACCCGAGCAACCTGTAGTTTTAACTCCAAGCCGAATACCAGCGTAGCCTTTGGCTGTGACTAGTTTTTGTATTTTGTTTCGTGCTGTGTCAGTGAACGAGATCATGCTTTTTGCGATAGTCTTCTACCGCGGCTTTGATCGCGTCTTCAGCAAGTATTGAGCAATGGATTTTGACTGGCGGGAGGGCAAGCTCTTCAGCAATCTCTGAATTCTTGATTGCTCCTGCGGCGTCGAGCGACATTCCTTTGACCATTTCGGTGATGAGCGAGCTTGAAGCAATGGCTGAGCCGCACCCGTAAGTCTTGAATTTTGCGTCCGTAATAATGCCATTTTCTACTTTGATTTGAAGCTTCATCACGTCGCCGCAAGCAGGTGCGCCAACCATACCAGTACCAATATCAGTATCAGTCTTGTCAAAAGATCCGACATTCCGGGGATTTTCATAGTGATCAATTACTTTATCTGAGTATGCCATATTAGTAGTTACAAGTTCTAGATCTAGTCACAGTGCCGTCCCAGTTTCGTGTTTCAACCCAAGGGCTACACTGTTGGCGTTGATATTCAACCACTTGAGGTTGTACAACCACAGGACGTTCAACATACACTGTTTGTGGCTGTGTGTAAACCACTCGAGGAGGAGCATCAACCTGATTGAGTCTTTGGAAAGCCCACAATGCTGCCATGCCTGCTAGTGCGCCTTGTTCACGGTCGCCCCAGGCTAACGCATTGGTACAGGCCAACGCACTCATCAAAACAAAAATTACAGCTTTTTTCATAATACGCCTCCTATAGTTGAGTATACTATATTTAACGTTTTGTGTCAACCTTTGGTTGACAGGATTGGTTAAACACCGCGGTCTTTGTTCATTGCCGATTTGGCAGCACTGGCCACAATGTCCTGTGCTTTGTTCACTGGCATAGCAACATTTGGTTCGCCTGCACCTTTGAACACTAACACGCCTGTGTTTGGATCCATAGGTTCCAAAAGGTTACTGAGTGGCTCTTGACTCACAACATCGGCTAGATTTTGGGCGGTGATGTTGATATCCAAATCATTGGCCAGTTTGATGAATGCATCCTGGCTGATTTCTTTTTTGGCATTGGTGTCCTTGGCACGACCATCGAGAAACTGCACCAAGCCCGACAGTTGCGCTGGGTTAGGCGGAGCCGCCATTCCCATGCTACTGTCAACTTCAAATATTTTCATTATCTTTTGGCGCGACCCAGCGCGGCGGCAGGAGGTTCAGCACCAGCATCAGCGGCTGCGGCATCCAATGCAGCATCTGCACCCATGTCAGCACCAGCTTCGGCACCCATAGCACCTGCGGCGGCCATGTCAGCACCTGCGGCGGCCATATCACCTGCGCCTGCGGCGATGTCAGCGCCCATAGCGCCAGCGGCTGCGGCACCAGCAGGAGCCGCACCAGTTACCACATTCAATGCGGCGTCAAGTTGTTGCTTGGCACCTTGAATATTTTGCAACAGGCCTGTTAGTGCGGCTGTGGCGTCTGCATTGAATTGAGAGGCTTGGTCAACACCAACTTGATTCTTGATTGAGTCAACCAAGGCTGGCAACTCTTTGAATTGCAGTTCACTCACATCTTCCAACATGGCTTGCATTTTGTCAACCATGTCTTGAGCGGCCAACACAACTTGAGCTTGTTGAATTTCGCTTTCGTTCAGTCGGCGTGCCATTCTGCGGAAACGACTTTCAGCCTGCATCATTGCGGCGCCAGCTACTAGTTTTTGTTCTTCAGGATTCAATGTTTGGCCAGCTGAACTCTTTTTAAGTGCGGCAGCCAATTTAGGATCCTTAGCAACTGCCCCAGCCACAGCAGGTTTACCACCAGCAACAGCGGCCTGTGGAGTTGCAGAAGCAGCGCCAGGAGCAGGAGTAGAACCGGGAGCAGGTGGAATGACATTTTCTTTCAAGCGACTAGACAATGCCTGTTCCATCATTACCAATTGCAGGTAACGTGGGTCTTGCTCACTGCTATGACGTTGAGAAGTTTTGCGATGCTCGCCCAAGATACCACGTACTTTGCCCAACATTGCTTGAGTTTGCCCACGTGTTAATTGGTCAAAGCGAATGCGGCTACCAAAGTAACTTTCGAATACTTTGGCAATTTGTTTACTTGGCGTTGGAGCCGATAGTTCTTGCAGTTTCATTATTGAATCCCTTAATTTGCATATATTTAGCCTGATTTACACATTTCTCTAGTTCGGCTGTAACTGAGTTGTATTGGTCTATTTTGGGTTGCAGTTTCATGTTTATGATTTCATAAAATGATTCTGTTTTTCCACGCTCGCCAGTGAGTTGTCGGCAGTATATATCCGCTGCTAATGATTGTTTTTTACGGTCTAGTACCAATATTTGATTAGATAAATTGTAGTGTTGTTGATGATCTGTTGTACACCAACTCATAGCTGTTTTCTTTGTGCTGAAAGAATGAATTATTTTGTCCCAGGTGCTGACTTGAAATCTGGCATCCTTTGGCTGTATACAATATTTTCCAAAAACCACAAGAGAACCAGTGCCGTCATCTATAATAATAGAATCGATATTACGTTTGAGCTCTCGTTCAGCCCAGGCATTTAGTTTTTGTTCTTGAGTCATTTAAATACATAGTGAGCAAGTAACCAGCCTACTGTTGCTGTTAAAAATCCAATGAGTCCAATACCCCAAGTGATCAGCTGATTGTTGCGTTGTTCGCCCATTCGATGCACTATGCTATGTACCAATTTGACGTCTGATTTGATCTCATCAATGCACACAATCATGGAATCTAATTGTACTTCCAGTGCCCGGTAACGTTCTGCACATAGTTCAACATGTGCTTCCAAACTTTTCTTTTCAATGTCAGTTGTATCTACCATGATTGCTCCAATGCATTATTTACCGCAATGAACCAAATATTTTGATTATCACCCGATGTGGCAATAGTGGGGGACATGCTAGGTTGTTCAGTAAGATTCAGCATCATGGGAACCCCTTCGCAATCTTGTTTGAGTCCAGCTAATGGGTCTGGGTTGCCATGCATTTCAAACACACCTTCTGACTCAGATCTAAACTCAAACTCCCATGCTGTGTCTTTTTTCTCGGGCACAGTAAGGTCAACGGGCTGGGTTCTGAGACTTATGATCTGCAACAGGGTTTCCCAATTGCGTTGCTGATTACGCGAATGATTCCAGTCTTGTTGATTGCGTATGGTTTGCCCAGCACGATCCACAAATGGAATTTCGCTTGATCTGTAGTGTCCAGTTACACCGGTGAGACTGCAATCAAAAAGGGTACGGCATGTGATCTTCATTCTGTGAGTATTTAATGCCAAAAAGAAACCCTGGAGTTTTTACGTCCAGGGTTTTGACGATCGCTAACTGATTACAGGTTAGTGAATGTAGCTGATGCAGAAACGTTGGCAGTTGGGATACCAATGTTCAAGCCACCAGTTGCGTTGGCTGTTTGCGCGGCTGCAACCAATGTTGTTGTGGTGTAAGCACCACTTGGATAGATAGCCAAGTTAATTGTGCCAGCTGTAGCACCAGCTTGGTAAATTGCGATTGTACCAAGTTGTTGAACTGCTGTCAAAACGTTGTTCAAGTAACCGTTAACGTTACCAGCGTTGGTCAACGCGGCGTTAGCTGTTAAAGTGAAGAAGTCAAGTTTTGGACCTTGGATCTGAACTGGACCTTGAGCTGCTACGTTAGCTGTGCCTGCGATGGAACCGTTTGCCACATCCAGTGCAAATACTGGTTGTGTAGTTCCGTTTACTTTTGTAAATGTTGCCATGATAAATTTCCTTTAAGTTAGTGGCCTCTATGGACCTGCTTTTATTTAGCCAGTTTGGAAAAATCACGCCTGTTGCGGATTGTTTCTCTGTCTATTTTGAGCCGCAAATGCATTGGGATCAAATCTATTTACCGCCTTTGCATAGCCTACAGGGGTGGCCATGACCCAGCCTTCTTGCCCTGGGTGCTCTGTGTCTGCTTGGCGTAGCAGGTGCATTTTGACGTCATGCAACAAGTTAAATGCGTTGAATGCAGCTGCCAGTGCAGGAGTATTTGAAGTAGGGCTGTTCAAGTATTCCACAATGTTGCGAAACTTTTGCGGGGTAACCTTTGTTTCCAACCACTTGCCAAACTCAGGCAGTAGTGTAGCACCGTTGAGTGGTGCGCCCACTTTGGTGTTGATAAAGTCCACGCACAGTTTTGCCAGGTCTGTGATCTTGTGTGCTCGCAATTCTGTGGGATTGAACAAGGTGTCAATTGCTTGGCCTTGAGACTTGATCAACTGTTTGAGTTGTTTTTCAGCGTTGGTTTCAGTTTCTAGTTGACGAGGGCTTGCTGGCTTTTCCAACATCAGTCCAGGAACTGGATTAAACGCCACACCACTCAAGGGTTGACGTGCATCACCTGCGTCTGCATACATTGAGTGGACGGCAATGCCAATGTTGCTAGCACCAATGCGTTGTCCTAGAGTGCTCTTGACTGGGATTCGGTATTCCACAGTGTTGGGACGGAACACATAGTTGCCTGCTTCCACAGGCGGGGTTGACATGTACAACAAATCGCCTTTGACATAGCCACG